CACCTTCACTGTCCCATACGTTGAGAATGTAACGCTTCTTCGCAGTCCAGATGCCACGGTCAGCGATGTTCTCACGCTTCATACTCATCTTCTGATCATACGCAGAAACATACGTCGCCAGCTCTTGATATGAACATTCAATAAAAGGTTCCAGTTTCTCTTGGCAGATCTTGTCAAGTATGGTAACAATTGCTGCTTTGTCGCCAGACTTAGCACCAAAAAATTTATCAACAAGAGGTCCAAGGTTAAGATAGATGCTGTCAGTGTCGGATGCGATAACATAATCCTCTCCGTCTGTTTGCAAAAGTTTATTTAGATAACCATTCATCTTGTTCTCAATCCATCGGATAGAAAGCTGACCAGAAAGAGTAATCGCTTCTGCATTAGCAAGACGATAATAACGGAAGTGTTCGTTACCGATAGCACCATAAGCAGAGTTGAGAGAGATCTTACGTGCCATCTGAATATTATTACAGCGGGCAATCTCTTTCATCAATTCCACAGTAGGAGTTTTCTCATACTGCTTCTTTGCCTCAAGCATCTTCTTCTTGAAGATCACACGACCGTCATACATCTTCTTCATCATCTGAGGAAGAAACCCATGAACGTCCTTGCGATACTGTGCGCCATTAGGACATACAGCATACTCACCATCAATCTCAACCTTCTTCTCAAGCATTAAATCTACGTTTGCTTTGGGGTGACGATTGTCAAGGAGAGTCTCTGGAGAAATATTATATTGCATGATTAGGTGAGGATACAGAGAGTTCAAATCAAAACTCACAACCCAATCATAGAACCCAGGTTTGGGTTCTTTTACATATGCTCCAGCATACTTCTCAGTTTTAGTTGCTTCTTTTTTGGGGGGAATAGCAACCTTACGCTTGAGCAATTCAACATAGATGTAGTTGTCCCACATCCGTACCTGACTGAATACATCCTCATAGTTCACCTTGGCGTCATATGCCATAGTGAATGCAAGTTCAATCAATTTCATTTTGTCGTCCAGTTGATCTACCAGACGAACGTCATGGATGTTATATTCAATAAACTTCTGCCAGTCGTTCTCATAGAACTCTTTGAACGTATCAAACTCGGAGTGATCCAATTTCTTGGCACCCAGTTCTACATTACAAATGTGATCTAGTCGGTATGATTCTTGGTTTGTGTATGTGAACTTTCGGTAGAGTTCCAAGTAATCCAATGTAGAAATACCAGGAAGATCATAAGCGATCTGTTTTCTTCCTTTAATGTAAATTTCTCTAGAAGAAATAAGCTTCCATGGGCTAAGAGTTTTAGTATACTTTTCACCAAGTATCCTATCAATACGCCTAGCAATATAAAAAAAAAAAAAAAGCTGAACATTCCAACCAGTAATTACATCGGGACAATTTTCATTCCAATACTGAAGGAATGCTGTTAGCATAGACTCCTCGGATCGGAAATGTAAGTAATCAACCATGCTGTCCTTGTTATCAAAAGGACGAGCACCAAACACTATAATACGACCAGTGTAAGAATCTTTAATACTGATCGCTAGAATTTCTTGATCGGCAGTTTCAATGTCAGGAAACCCATTTTCTGCTGCTGTCTCAATATCAATCGTGAACACACGGATCTGAGATACATCATATTGAATCTCATCTTCTGGATGTTCTTCTGCAATGTACTGATAAAGATATCTAGTATTACCATAGATATCAAAACCTTCTACATCCTTATATTTTTTTACAAACTCTTTCGCATCATTAATTGAACCCATCGGCATAGGTTCCACTAGATCGCCCTCAAGGGTGCGCCATTCAGAATAATTTTTAGTAGGGACATACAAGGTGGGGTTGAATGCCACCCTGTACTGAAAAGGATTGCCCCCTTCATAACCACGTACAAGCAGACGGTTGCCTGCTTGCTCCACATTTGTATAAAACTTCATTCAGTCAGCAGTTCTGGGTTTCCACGTTGATACCTGAGAACCAGTTCGGCACTGGGGTCTACAAAGGTCATTATATCAGAAGATCGGACCACAGCCTCCTTCTTAGCAGCAAATGGGAGCCAGTCTGTCAACTGGTCTCCCTCCACCACCATTGGATTTGTGAGGATGCAATCTGGATCTCCAAATGTTACATCCTCAATTTCTTCAACTGACGCCAGCAGCCACTGGTCCTTCAGTAACAGCACTTTGAGTAGTTTCTCCAAGGATATCAGCTCCGTTGTTGGGTAGGAATGAAAGGTCAACACCTGCTTCTTTCAGTTTTCCGACATAGTTGACAAGAATGTCTTCAGCAGGTGGCATTGCAGAAATGACAGAAGTAGGAGCAATACGATGATCTTCGTATGGAGTATATGGATTCCACCTACGATAAGATACGTTGTATGATTCGTTATCTGCTACATCCAACTTGAGTGCCAGTGGGTACAAAAGTTGATAAGCAATAAACTTATCTTCTTCTCTAATCTGAGTAAAATTACAAACAACATGTTCTCCAGTAACTAGATGGATAACACGAATATTGTGACTGATATTATCTGCCATGGTAAAAAATCTTTTCTATAGTATACCAAATCAAAAGGGGACCGTCAAGTCCCCCTCATGTTTATTTAGAACCACTTCTTACGCTTCTGTTTCTCTGGCAATTCTTTTCTTAATGTGATTGTCAATAGTCCATCTACAAATTTCACATCTTCAACTTCTACATCATCTGCCATTTGCCAGTTGCGAGAGAATGTCCTGTAAGAGATTCCCTTATGGGAATATTTTCTTTCTTTATCTGCTGGTGCTTTGCGAGCAGATACCGTTAGAACATTCCGTTCTGTCTCCACCTCAATGTCTTCTTCTGAAAATCCAGCCAGAGCGACCTCAAGTACGGTTCTACCATCATCCCCGTCAACAACATTGTAAGGTGGGTAACTTGATCCACCTCCCGCAAGAGCTTCCAGTCTACTGAATGTTTCATTGAACCCGATTGAATATGGTGTATATGTTTCCCAATTGAATGTGACCATTGTCCTTAAATAAGCGACGTGTGCATGTGACCCGTTAGGCATCACACTAATAATTATATGTCTGAAAACAATTTTGACAACAGGATAGTATTCTGGATTTCCGAATTTTCTGTACGGTTCTCATGAACATAATTTATTGTATGTTCCGTGAACATATCAAATCCTACGGAATACCGAACAGATCCAGACTGATTTTGATTTACTCCATGTTGAACCCAGGAAGGAAACAAGCATATTTTTCCTGGAATGTTCTCACACATAAATGGTCCATGATATAAACTGAATAAAGGTATCCAATAATCGGTGGTTGTATTATTCTGCGTTAGAGATATGTTACCACTCAAAAAAGTGTTCTCGTGGAGAGAATGAGAATGCATCTTTAATCCCTGATCGTTCTCAAGTTTTACTGCCCATCCCCTTATCCATATCTTATCCTTAGACAAAGACTGTACTTGAAGTTGATCACAATATTGCGAGTACATACTCCAAATAAAATTACTTAGTGTCTTGATAGATTCATTTGCGTAAGAAAATATATTATAAGTTTTCCACGCATCGTCGTCATAAGATCCTAAGTTATTTGTACGAATCAAACATAACAAGTCATCTACAATTAATGAATGCAAATTATCAATATACAAAGATACGTCAAGACTTGGGGCAAACGGTGTGTTTGGTTCCCAAGTCTTCCATCTATGCAGTTTTCCATCTTCTTGTTTAATAACAAGATCATTAATATTGTTCATCAAGCTTCTGCTTGTTTCTTCCTTCCAATATTATACTTGCTTTCTAGGGTCCAATCATTTTTGTCTTTAAATGCAAGGACTTTAATCTGATTAAGTGGTGCTAGATTCTCAATCTTAGCAGCATCAATAACCTTGATTAGTCCCCAGTCAGAGAGCAGTTGTACAATTCTATTTCTACGTTGAAGATCATTCAAAGAGAAATTAGTTTGCTTACCATCAAGAGCAAACAACTCTTTGAAGTGAACGATATAATACTTACCTTGCTTGTGTAGGATATGGCAAGACTGATAGATCTTCTTTTCCTTGCGTGATGCCACTCCAATACGTGTTAGAGTTTCTCTCACCTTGATAAAGTCATCGGGTTCCCCAAGAACCACCTCAACCATGTCAGTTTGCTTCCTCTGGATTTCAGTTTCAACACTCATCTTTTTCCACCTTTATTCAATACCTTT